GTCAGTACTTAAACCACTTGTTGCTACATAAGCAAAATATCCTCTCATAAAATATCTTGCGTGAAAATTATAATCCATATCAACCGTTGAATCAGTTTGAGCAACCGAAACACCGACCATTAGATTATCCATAACACCGTAACCAACGGTAGGGCTTACTGCCCAGTCTGTCCATGCGATATTTGCAACATCACCAGTACCAACATACCAATCACCTCTTTCTTGTGCTTGAGTAGAAAATACTGTAGCTATTGCTAACATCATTGTTAAAATCAATTTTTTCATAAAATTTCCTCTTTTTTTTAATTATTATTATTTGGTATTATTACCATCATCGCGCGGGTTTATTATCTATGCTTTCATAAATAGTAAACTTTTCCTTAAATTCTTTTTTTATTATATTTACAACTTTTGATATGTCTTGCGTTTTTTCATTTGTCATTTCTCGTATCAAAACGTAAATAGCTTTCTTATTATATTTTTCTATATTCTCTCTTCTTCTAAATAATTCTAAAACAGCGTATGCTATTTTTTTATCAGACTGCTTATTAAATCTTGCTTCAACACCGTCTTCATATCTTTCTATGAATATATTTGTAAAATCTTTAAGAGAATCTCTCCTATCTGCATTTGTTATCTCAGCTGTTATATTTCTGCTTGCATCAACAGCAAGTAAACTAGTTTTCTGCTTTAACATTTTGTATGCTTTATTATTTGTTTGTATACAATAATTTTTTGCAACTATACTAAAATATGAAAAAGCTCTACCTTTAGTTGCAGTATATTTATTAAGCTTCTGAAGTAAAAAGGCTATAACCTCATATTGCTTATCCTCTGTTGATCCGTCCATGTAAGGGAACTTAAATCTATTTATTATATTTTGACACAACTTCCAAATAGGATAATGTATATGCTGAGAATATACTTTATTTCTTTTTACATCACTCTTTTCAGAGTTATAAGCAATTATAGCCTTTTCAGTTATAGGTGTAAAATACATTTTATTCTTACGTTTCCTACCTCGTCTTTTTATATTCGGATTTAATAGTATATCAAGCTCCTCCTGATATTGCGGCAAGTTTTCATAAAATTTATCAACAGGGCTTAATTTTTTATTAGTCATTGTCAACATCTAACCCTTCTACTATATTTTTTAATCCTTGAAATATATTACCTACTTCATCGTCTTTTTCAAAAGCTTCTCGTAAATCAATAGCTCTCATCGCTTTTATTGTTTCCCGTATATCTGCTTTCTGTCTGAAGTATTCTAAGTCTTGTTCTTCTATTATATCTTCTAAGTGTTCTACTTTTTTCATTAAATTATATACAGCGTATCCCAATATTGCAGTTGTACATATAAAAAAATATCCTAATATCTCCATCATTTTTTATCTCCGTCGCCAAACAATCCAGCAAATATATCATCAACTGACTTGTTTGCAGTTGCTGTGTCAAGTGATTTCTTTTTGTATGTTGAGTTTTTAGCTTTCTTAACTTCACCTTCTACTTTATTTATTTCACCTTCTATTTTAGAAGCTATTAAATCTGCCTGGTGTAATACCAATGGCATATTTGTTTTGAAATTCCTATCAGCGTTATAGTGCTTGAAATATTGTGTATTAGCTTCGTCATATAAACCATCATGTACCATAATAGCTATCATTTCATTTTCAGATACTTTTATATCGTGTTGCTGCAACAGCCATAAACTTCTATGCTGTACTGGCATCCAATTTAATTCTGGATTTAGATTCCAAAGCGAGCCTTGATTTTTTCTATGCCATTCACTTGGATTTGGTACATATAAATCTTTTTCTAAATCACCATACTTACCTAAGTCGTGATTAAGTGCAGCAAACATTAATTCTTCTAATGTATAACCTTCCATTGACGAGCCCATAGATTTCCAAAGCATATATGTTTGTGATGCGCATTTACATACTCTCAACACATGTTCTACATATCCACCTACAAAAGCGTTGTGATAGTTTATATTACCAGAAGCTGGTGTAAACATCATTCGCTCTTGAAATGATTCGTACATTGCTTTAAGTTTATCTTTTCTTTCACCTTCAAAATTCTTATCTATGACTAGCATTAAGTCATTCCAATTTTGTAGTAATTGTTCTTCTGTTAAATTCATGAGTTCTCCTTTATTATTTTTTCTACTTTACTCCAATAACTTACAGTTGCTGGATTGTTAATACCTCTAGGTCCACCGTTCCAACATCTTGCTATTTCTTCTGCAGAGTTAAGATTATAGTGATTACAAAATATATCAAACATTTGTATTGACTTATTTCGATCCCATCTATCTTCATAGTAAAACCTTTTTATTTTGCCTTGTCTTTTTAATATTCTATTAACATCATCAACCATTGTCTGTCTAATCTGCAAACAACCTACTGCATCTTCTGAAGCATTGTATGCAGAATCGTTATAACTAGATTCTACTCCCATAATTGCAGAAAGTAAATGTGTACTACTAAATTTAATATTAAAATCCCAAATTCCTTTGTTCCATTCAAGTGTATCGATCTCATGTTGCAAACTATCGATAATACAGTCCAAACTATCGTTTGCATTTATATTATATTTTAACTCATACTCTAAACGCTCGATTTCGCTCTCATAATCAATCATGAAAATCAATAATAAAGTCACAGTTGCGACTACAGCAATAATTGTTCTATATGTACTCATTTAATCGAATAAAAGTTTTAATTGGTTTGGGTTTCCTTTTTCAACATCTTTTCCAAAGTGCTCTTCTATATTCTGTGTTGAATAACCCAAAGCGTGAGCTAATCTCTTACAAGTTCTTTTATATTCTTGTATTGACAAGTCTGTTGGTATACTAAACTCAATAATTTGAGGTTCTTTAGATTTTATACCACGACTATATGTTAGTTTGTCTAATGCCATTTCATATTTCTCCATGATTTGATTATATATACTAATATAACAAATTTTTCTTACATATAAAAATAACTAGCTGAAAAGTTTTGTAACCCACTGTTCTGTTATCTTGCCTTTCAAGATTTTAGAATAATTTTTTATTTTCTGCATAACCACCTTCTTGTCTTTTTTCCAACGAAGGGTTTTTAATTCTTTTTTAAGTATATTGATTTCTAATGCAGCTTTCTGCATATATTCTTCTTTTTGTCTTTTTGTATATTTCAGTTTTTTCTCTACAACTGTTTGTGGTAGTGTACCTTTCAGCTTTGGTTGTTCCACTCCCTTAAAATATACATTTCCATTTTTATCTACGAACTCTGTCATAAAATGCCAACCTGAAGGTCTACCTTGATTTCTTCTAGTCTTAATCTCAGGTGCCTCGCACATTTCCATAACACATTGATGACACGTTACTGCAGTTGTATCTTCTGACGCTAATTCAAAAGCGCCACAGTCTTTACATTCCATATATCTGTAATCTCTGTCTGGATTTTGGTTCCATTTAGAACCTTTTCTATATTCTACTGCGTATTCTGTCATTGTTTTTTACCCTTTACTTTGTTTCGTATATTATTAAGTATACCTGACACTGAATTTATTTTGTCTTCAAAGCCGCTAATATTACGTAAACCGTTGGCTACCTCCTTGTTAAGTGCCTCAACTTTTTCTAAGCGGTTCATTCCAGAGAGGTCTAAGCCTAAATCTTCCATCTCATCTTCACGTTTTATACTGCTAAAAGCGAAGTTTGCTGTTATAACCAGCGCAATTGCCAAAGGGTCGAACACAAAAACTATCAATAATAAAAACCAATTGACAACTATTCCCATATCTTTTCCAGTTGTTTCAGCTAGATATTTTAACGGCCCTAATTCTCTTTCGTCTTCATTTGATATTTCTTTCTCCAATAAAACCATATCGGTTTTACCTATTGAATCCAATACTGCTTCCAACTTTAGATTTATATTATCTCTTTCAGTTATTGTAGTTTTTAACTCTGTCTGCAGTGCTCTTCTTGCTGAGCTAGATGAGGTTGTAATTAGCTGACCAGATCCCTTGTCCACATACTGTACTTGAGCTGGGTTTGACAGCGCAATTCTTAAATCTGATATTGACTTTGTCAATCCTTGTTTTTCAATGGTCAAATCCTCTTTAGTTTCTTCAAACCTAACTTGCTTTTGATTAAGTATTGCAAGTGATTTGTCAAGTAATTCAGATTGAGTTGCAGTTGATTGATATGCTCCAGATAAGAATCCATATATACCTCCCGATGTTATTATCATTAAAACAAAACAAGCAGTTACGAGATAAGTTCTAAGAATTTTATTTATAGTACTCCAATATTGATATAATAGAGATGCTACTACTAACTTTGCAAATTCAAGCGAACCTGCCATTATAATTACTTCAGTACTCGCACCAGCAAATAATTTGCTTAGTCCAAAAACTGAATAAAATGCTGCAGAGCCCGAAACGGCCAGCGCAGCTATTGCTATTGTTGCAGGAAAAAGTTTTTTCATCAATCCCAATCAATTTTATTTATATTTTGATGGCTATCGTATACGAGAGTATATAGTATTTTATTTTCAATCTTTTTTGTTCTGATTTCGGTTTCTAATATACCAAAACTAAGTAATTGAAATTTTATCCTGTTTATCTTTGCAATATCGTAATTACTTATACAAGTGAAGTTATCTATAAAGCTTATTACTACTTTATTTTCATAATCAATTTCTTCTTCGCTTTCATATGCCTCATCAGGGTTATATTTTTCATTTTCGTTAAACGAAGGCCAAGATCCCCAGGTATATTTAGATGGGTCTGCATTAAATCCTTCAAATGGAGGTATTAGAGGTTTGCCATCTACTAATCTTTCAATATAATATTCTTTTACTTTTATATCTAGTTTTTTAGTCCAATTTTCAAATATAATTAAGTCGTTACTAAATATGTCTCTGTCTTCAGATGAAAGTATTGACCAAAATTCTTCTACAGTTATATCTTTGGTACTATATTGTTTTTTCTTTTTTGATTTACTAGCTTTTCTATTTTTTTCAGTTTCAGAAAAGTGTTTTAATATATCAATCATTTTATCTATAGAATCTTCCTTTTGTTTCTTTGTAAGTGAAGACGATAATACGTTACCTAATGTTTGTGGATTTGTTTTATCTGTAAATTTTTCTATGAGCTTGTCAGAATATGTTATTTTAGGTATTAACTTAGAAAGATTAGAATCTAATATGTTTTTTATCTCTTGACATTTTTCATATTCTTCTGTTTCTACATAATAATCTATTACATCATTTAACACATCGCGAAGTTCGTTTTCTTCAACCAATATTGGATCGTAAAGCATAAACACTTCTTTACCTGTGCCACCTAAATCTTCTAATTTAAGTTTGCCGGTCACAACAAGATATGTTGTTTCAAATGCTTTATCTAGTCCCTGATCTTCTGTCATAGTTCCTTCCATATTTTTAATTGTTACCTCTTGAGTATTACTCCACCCGAAGCTTAAACGGTATGCTTCTTCAACCGTTGGGTCAGGGTGCTTAAATTAAGCCGCCATCGCCATTTCAACTTGTTCGCCAGTTATGCGTTGAACTTCCTCATATCCTTATCATCGTGTCAAATCCAGTCACCCCCGTGTTGTTGTAAATCTTCTTGTGGAGGTGGAGGGTATCGAACCCTCGTCCAACAATGCAGCTAATATAAGTAATAGCGTTCAAATATAAATATCATATATATTATTGTTTTGAAGCTTTTGCTGTATTCTTGTTGTAAGATTTTCTTCTATAGTATTTCTTGGAAGATTTTGCATTGGCCGCTTTAATCTGCTCTTTTAATAAACTGTTAACAAACATTTTATCATTAAGTAGATTATTTATACCTGTGTATCTTTTTAGAAAATATATAGAAGCTGCAATTGCTCCTACTAGTGTTCCTAGTGCTAAACTTAATATTGTTTCCATAAATTTTTACTCCTTTTTTTTAATTGTTATAACCTTCCCAAGTACCAGAGTTTGCATCTAACATACCTAGTCTCAAAGCTTTTCTGTAAGTACTTTGTGCTTCATTTAACTCTTCAATTAAACGGTTAGTTTCTGAATGAGTCATCTCAAACTTTTTACCATCTATATTTAATGTACAGATTAGTGGTTGATTAGCCTCACCCTGAGGTTGTTTTGCTTTAACACCTTTCATTAGTGTAGTACTGATTGTACTCCATAATTTACCAAACTTATTTGGATTAAATGGTTTTTTCTGATTGTGTTTAATAGGTAATTTATTACCTGGTCCAGATCTTTCTTTTAACATCTTTAATTTAGCAGTTAAGCTGCAAGCTATTTATAATGTCTACTCTAATAGGTTTTCGACTTCCCCTTTTATATTATTTATAGTAATTATTTTAATATTTATTATTTAATAATTTATTAGTATTTTAATTATAGTATTTATTACTATTATTAGTTTTTACTACTAATATATTAAAAATTTCCGACAAATAAAAATAATTACAGTACTTTTTTTTACTTAAATTTATATAAGCCTTCTAACAGCTGAATCATATATACTTCTATAAGATTCTGTTTGTATTCTATAGTTTCTTCCTTTGACATTATCTTTTCTATATAATTACATACAGGACTATCAGCAGGTGTTATTATAGCGTCAGCTTTATATAAATCAGTTACGCCTTTTGCTCCATTATTCTTGAATGCAGAGACTATTCTTTCTTTATCCATATATCTTTTATTAAATCCCATTTTTTTGTTCCTCTAATTTTTTTTCAAAATTTCTTTCATGACTTCTTGTTGGTGTATAAAGATATATACATGTTGACTGAGCCCTTTTAGCAGTGCCAGTTAATACAGCTCCATTATATATCGATGACATAACTTTCTTACCTTTTGGTATGTGGCCGGCTTTGCCATCTGATTTCCAAGTCACGTCTTCATAGTGAGCCATTATCTTACCTTTACATCGTATTAGTATTTCAGTAGCCATAGTCTTAAATTCTTTGTTTTGATATCCTTTTGCATAGTCAATCCAATCAACATCTCCATAAGGATCTTCGTTTGTAGATTGTCTTACGTTGAGTACAACAACTTTTCTATTAGTTTTAATGAACTCTTTTTTTAGTTCAAATAAATCTATATCTATACCAGTATTTAATTCTTCTTCAAGTCTGTCAAATTTTACGAAAAAATCTTTACCACCGTGACCTCGTTTTATATTTAACAATCCTGAAGGTATACAGATTTCTGGGAATTTCCAACAATTTTCTATCATCATCGTTTCTGCATTCTCTGCATCTTCACGAGATTTGAATCTTCCAAGAAGTCTAAATTTGAATTCGTTTTTCTTAAGCCATTCGGTTTTTCTACTAGTGTCATCTTCTCTTATATGACTAGTGACTCTATCGTTTTGACCTACGCCAACATAAGCATATAAATCTTTTCTATTGAAATAACCGTATACGTAATACTTATAACTCTTCATAGTCTATTGATTTTATGTGATTACAAAAATAAAGAACACCTTGATTTTTTAGAATAGTATCACAGCGAAAAAACCGTTTTAATATACCCATGTCTGGATTTTTTAACTGATTCTCATTTATCGTTCTTTTCACCATATACAGTTCGTCGTTCTTTGTATGTAATATCTGGTTTCTCACTTTTTCTTTTTACGATCTATAAAATAGTAATAAAAAAGCAATACAAAAAACACCACTGCCATAAAAGGTATCCACCACCAAAAAGGTAGTAATATAAAAAACCAACTAATGTTTAATATATTGGTAATTTTCAATATTATCAAAATTATGCCTAATGAGTAATGTGGGTATTCTTTTATAAATTCTTTCATTTTGTTTCTCCGTTAATAAATTTCTTCTGAGAATCTATAGCTTCATCTAGCTCAGATTTATTTACTTTTTTATCGTGTTTTTTTCGAAGCTCATCATTTGCTTTAAGGTTGAATTCTTTATACGCAGCCATTGCAGTCTTTTCTCTTTTCATAATTCTAGAGTCTGTCATGCAAGGATATATAGTAAATCCTTTTCTATTTTTAGATGTTTCTTCTACACGTATTTTGTAGGAAGGTGTATCATCTTCTTTCCAAGTGTGTTCTGTAATTTTGCCTGTTAAGATATCTCCTGTTAAAAACTTAAACGTTACTATATCTCCGCAATTATAAGTGTGTGATCTTTTTTTCGCCATTTTATTTATTTGTTATTTTTAATAATTTAGTTATTGATTCAATTGTTTCTACTATATATTTCCAGTCCATTCCATCTTGACCAAAATGCATAAACTCTCCTTCAAAATCTTTTTGACCTCGATATGTTGAGTCATCAATAAGTATATCACCCCTTAGTAGATTTTTATGGTGGGTCAATATTACTCTACGCTTCAAAGCAGGTAGATGCTCTTCAATCCAATTCCTTTTCTGCCCCCATGCGTTAGGATTATTCCAGGGAGGAGTCGATGCTATATACACATCATGTCCCATGTCTAAGAGAGCAGCCACGGCATCGATTGCACCGGGCATAGGTGTAAAGGTACTAAAGTCTAAAACCTCATCCGGTTTTATATTATGTCCTAGCTCTGCTGGGAATTGTTGGGCTAACGAACTTGCTGCTGATTGAAAATCTGCAAGGACGCCGTCCATATCTATATATATTGTGAGTTTTTTATTAGGCATTTCCTTTGTCAACTTTAGATTGTACCGCTGTACACATTTGATCGAAAAATGAGCCTGAATCGTGAGGGGCTACTACCTTGCCAAACACTGTTTCGTTATTCTTTGAGACTGTAATTAGATTTGAGTTAGTGTCTAATTTCACTACATAGCTACCGATTGTTTTCTTCATTTGTTAATTGTTATTAGTTATTATATATAAATATAAACAAAATATCCGAGATATGAAAGGATTTAGCTGATTATTATTAGCTAATTTCAAAAAGTTATTAACAATTTCTTTCACCTTCGTATATGTGTTTGAGTACAGGGAAACGTAAAGAATAGTCTCCTGCTTTATTTTGTGATTCTTCAAAGTATTGTACAGTAACTGTCTTACCAATAATCTCCTCTGGATTGAGTTGATATTTAATTCGCTGTTCTTGAGAAAAACCAGAACCAACACCTACTTCATTTCCTTTGTGAGTAATATATATCTGAGCTAGCATTGGCATTAAAACTTCCTTACCGTCTCTGATAATTCTGTGATTTTCAAAGTCACAACTCTTAACAGTATATTCAGCATCGTGGAATTTCTTGACTTTAAGTAAATTCTTTGAACGTTTACCTTCGTATCCACAATCACGTCTTAACATGATACCTTCGTATCCACATTCATCTGCAACGTTCTGTGCTTCCAATAACTCTTCAGTATCATTCAGCTTTATATGTTCGATACATTGGAAGTGATTACCAGACATTTGATTTGCATTACGCTGCATAAGTGTACGAGTACTTTTTTGAGAATTGAATTCGTCTAATGTTAATTGGTCGAATATAATAAACATAGGATTTTCTATTGTGTGATCCTTGCGTCTAATTTCTTTCATGATACTTTGAAAATCTTCACTACCATTTTCATCGACAATACAAACCTCACCATCAAGTACTGTGTTAGGTTCCATCATATCAAATGGTCCGCCAATTAAATCTTCCTTTAGATTACCTAGCGTTTCAAATTCATTTCCTTGACGAGAATAAAATTTTATATCACCGTCAATGTTTATAGCTAGACATCTTACTCCGTCTAGCTTCTGACTTACATACCAATCTTCGTTTTCAAAGTCTGGTGCTTTTTCAAATGTTTGAGCCAAAGCAACTTTGAATTGTGGTACCAAACCAGGGATAGCTTTATTTATTAAACTAGCTCCAGTTCTAGTTTTTAAGTCTTTGTCCAATATATTATATATAAGTTTTGCATGTTGCCTATTAGCTGAAACAAATCCGTTGACCATTTTAATAGCTTCGTGACCAGTGAATGTTCTATCAGCTAGCCTACGTAGTAAATTAAATATATTGTCATGAGGGTGGTCAGTTTTCAAATGTTCTAGTTTTATACAATTCTTAGAACTAACACCAAAGTGTATATAAGGACTATATACTTGAACTAGTATATTTTTTATATCCTCAATTTCAGAATACGTTTCTAGTATTTCGATTTTTTTATTTGAACTAGTAGTACTTTGTAGATCGTCCACCAATGTCTGAAGTGTTTTTAACATATCCATATTATTGTATATTTTCAGATTCGTTAGCCCATTCCATATCCTGTTCTAAAGAGCAAGGGACTTCAACATACATAGGATGTCCTGGTTCCAATTCAGCAATTGTTGGTAGAGCTTCCATGTCTCTTTCCCAGAATTCTCTAGCAACTCTTTCAGTTGTTTTGTTATCAATTTCTTTTAGTCTAGCAATTTCAGTTTGCAACTCTTTTAATCTA